AACCAGATCAACGCAGTCTCAGCTTGAATATCCAACGATTGCCATTCAACCAATCGCGGCAAGCGGAACGTTGCTAGATTTAGGCCCGCGCAACATTCTGGTTGATGCAGCAGCGGTAAGCGCGTTTGCAATTAACACGGCAACCAATACGATTACCATCAATTCGTCGTCGCTGGCGGTGGGGTCAAAATTTAACACGCTATCAACAACTGGCACGATTTCGTTTGCAAACAATGCTACAGCGTCGTGCACGTTGTCAGGTATTGTGGTGAGATCGACTACAGGCGTGTATTCACCAAGTGTAAGTAACGCCACGGTACGATTTACAACCGTTGGGTCGTATGATTTAAGGGGTGCGACTATAACGGGAACAATTACTTTGACCAACACCAGTGGTGGCGCAGTGACGGTTCGGCTAACCCCAGGTCTGAGTATTGTAAATACGGGGCCAAATATTACCGTAGATCAATCAGTTGATGGTGCTGGAACAATTACTAACATTGTGTCTGGGTCACGTATACAGATATATAACGTGACGACATCCACGCAGCTTGCAAACGCAATCGTAAGTGGCACAAGTTACATTTACAATTATACAGTTGGCACACAAGTGTCGTCAGGGGACACAATTCGCGTAAGACTAACGTATCAAAACGGCATAACAGCCAAAAAAAGGTTTGAAACATCAACGATTGCTGGAGGCAGCAGTTTTTCGGTGTTAGCGCAACAGACAGACGATGAGGTGTATAACTTGATCGGGCTGAATGGATCGTTGATTACAGAATTTACGGCAGACTATCCTAATGTTGAAGTAAATGTTTCAGACCCGGATAACAGTACAAGCGTAGACAGACTGTATGCGTGGTGGGTGGCAAATGAACTTTCCGCGGATGGAATTGAGAAGTTTTTTGGTGGGATTGAAGCAGAGGATGCGGCAAACTTTAAAATTGTAACTGCAAGAGCATCAATATTGATTGACAACACTTCAAGCACTGGGGTGACGTTTGTCGGGGATATTCGGCTGTATCGTGATGATGGGGCAACTCCGTTGGTTGCAGCAACGTCTGGTGGCGGGTCAATTACACTGTACGCGGGTAAAGTCTACACGGTAGAAACAGGTACATCCGGCCTTACGCCATCGGAAGCAGCAAAACTGATGAGCTTGCCAAGTGATGCGTTGACTACGCCATCCTTTTTGGCTTTGAAGTAATAAATCAAAATGACGAAAAAAACGGTTTCTTTGTCAATTAGTCGAGGGGAAAAATTACCTGTGTCGCAAGGCGCAGGCTTGACCGCAAAAGGACGCGCTCGTTATAACAAAGAAACTGGTTCAAAGTTGAAACCACCGGCTCCAAATCCTAAAACAAAGTCTGACGCCGCAAGAAAGAAATCATTTTGCGCGCGTATGAGCGGGGTAAAGGGGCCGATGAAGGATGAACAAGGACGCCCCACGCGAAAAGCGGCAAGTTTAAAACGTTGGGGATGCTAATAATGAGGTATGAGGATTTAGACGAAACAACTCGCGCCGGGTTGGACGCGTTATCGGTGCTGACAGTAGTGGGGACACTCATAGACATGCTGCCTTCCATCGCTGCCGTAGTTACAATTGTATGGACGAGCATCCGTATTTATGAGACGGATACCGTGCAAAAATTGTTACGCCGAAAACCGAACGAAAACGGTGACAAAAATGCCGAGTAAATCCGCAGCACAGCATCGGCTAATGCAAGCCGTGGCGCATAGCCCTGAGTTTTCCAAGAAGGTTGGGGTGCCGATGTCCGTCGGCAAAGAGTTTGTTAAGGCTGATAAGGGCCGTAAATTCAAAGAGGGTGGAGAAATGGCTGAATCGAAAAAGATGGTGAAGAAAGAAGTGGCGTTCATGAAATCCAAGGGTGCGCCTAAGTCAATGATTGCCCACGAAGAATCGGAAGTGAAGGGCATGAAGAAGGGCGGCAAGTGCTACGCTGCGGGCGGCTTCACCAAGTCGGCAGACGGCATCGCACAGAAGGGCAAGACCAAGGCAAAGCAGATTGTGATGAAAGGCAAGAAGTAATGCCGGAAGAAAAGCGTAGCGAAGACCCGCTGGAAGGTGCTCAGTACGGCCCGAAAGAACCTCGGAGCCGTGCGCAGCGCTTGATGGATACGTTATCTGACGTTGATCTTTACGCAGCCGCGCAGTCATTAGGCCCGACCGGATATGGGGTGGGCGGCATGACAAGCGTGGCAGGAAAGGCGTCAAAAGCAGCCAAGCCAGCGAGTAAGGCAAAATATGCCAAGGGCGGTAAAGTGGGGTCGGCGTCTAAGCGTGCAGATGGGATTGCTCAACGTGGCAAGACAAAAGGCCGTATGGTCTGATGGAGAGTCATCATGATGGCAAGCAGGGGTATGGGCGCAATCAGCCCGTCCAAGATGCCCAAGGGCAAGAAGATCAAGCGCAAGGATCATCCTCAAGATGTGACGATGTATCAGGAGGGTGGCAAGGTTGGCCTGTACGAGAACGTCAATCGCAAACGTGAGCGTATTGCAGCGGGTTCCAAAGAGAAGATGAGGAAGCCCGGTAGCAAAGGCGCTCCGACCGAGGAAGCGTTCCGCAAGTCGGCACTCACAGCCAAGAGGTAACTATGGCAACATCCGGCACGACGGCGTTTAACCCGGAATTTACCGAGCTGGCTGAAATGGCGTGGGCACAAGCTGGCCGTGAAATGCGGTCTGGCTTTGACCTTCGCGTGGCTCGGTTTGCCATGAACATGCTGACGATTGAGTTGGCAAATCGTGGCATCAATCTTTGGACAATCGAGCAGGGCACCATTCCGCTTGAGCAGGGCGTCAATACCTACAACCTTCCGGCTGACACGATTGATCTGTTGGAGCATGTCATTCGCACCAGTGCAGGCATGCAGAACAACCAGACTGATCTGAATATCACGCGGATCAGCGTATCAACCTACTCCACAATCCCAAACAAACTGACACAAAGCCGACCGATCCAAGTATGGATTCAACGGCTGCGGGACAATCCAAAGATTACGGTGTGGCCGACGCCCGATCAAGGCACGGCTGGAAACCCGTACTATACGTTTGTCTATTGGCGTATGCGCCGTATTCAGGATGCAGGTGCGGGGATTGAGACTCAAGACCTACCTTTCCGGTTTCTCCCGGCAATTATTGCTGGCTTGGCGTATCAGATTGCGCTTAAAACACCGGAGTTGATTCAGCGTGTGCAGGTTCTCAAAGCTGAGTACGATCAGCAGTTTGACTTGGCTGCGGGCGAAGACAGAGAAAAGGCCGCTCTTAGGCTTGTCCCACGCGCTCAGTTTATTGGCGGTGGTGCGCGGTAATGAGTAACAGGTTTTCCAGCGGCAAGTTCTCAATTGCACAGTGTGATGTGTGCGGATTCAGGTATAAACTGAAAGAACTTAAAGCGCTGGTAATTAAAACAAAGCAAGTCAGCATCTTGGCTTGCCCGACATGCTGGACGCCGGATCATCCTCAACTTCAATTGGGTATGTATCCGGTAGATGATCCACAAGCGGTACGGAATCCACGCCGTGATAGTACCTATACACAGTCCGGCCAAACCAGTATTGGTACGTTTGGCGAAGGCAGCCGGATTGTGCAGTGGGGATGGAATCCGGTCGGTGGGGCAAGTTTGGATGCGGCAGGCCTGGTGCCTAATGCGTTGGTCGCCAAGGCAGAAGTAGGCCAAGTAACAGTTTCTTAGGGGATAAACATGGAAATGAAGAAAGTGGCTAAGACGGAAGCCAAAAAAGCGGTCAAAGCGCATGAGAAAAAGATGCACGCTCAGAAGTTTGCCAAAGGCGGCAAGACCAACGCTCAAATGAAAGAACTCGGGCGCGGTTTGGCTAAGGTGGCAAATCAGAAGAAGTCGTCATTCACCTACAAAGGCGAAAAGACCAATGCCTAAGTTCAGCAAAAAGTTGATGGGCAAAGAGGTTGGCCAGGCATCTACCTACGCGGAGCCGCATACCATGCAAGGTAAAAAGACTAAAGAGCAGGATTACGGACGGGACATTCCGTTCAAAAAGAAGAAGAACTGGAAGCCAATGGATGGCGTGTCCATGAGC